ATGGTTGGACTAGGATCTGTTGATAATACAGCGGATGCTTCAAAACCAGTATCAACAGCACAGGCTACAGCAATCGCAGCTGCCAAATCAGAAGCAATTGCAGATGCAACTTCACAAGTTAATGCACTATTAACAGGTGCACCAGCAGCTCTTAACACACTTGATGAACTTGCTGCAGCACTTGGTGATGATGCAAACTTTGCCTCATCAGTAACAACCTCTCTTGGACTAAAAGCACCACTTGCCTCACCAACATTTACAGGTACAGTAACAGTTGCAGCAGCTGGCGTTGCGTTTACAGATAAAACACAAACAAAGGCTGGCGTACCTTCACGAACACCAATTGCAAGTACAATTTCTGCAAGCACAACATTGGCAGGAGGCCTACAAGATAACATGGTTCCGCTAGCTGGAGCTGTAGCAATTACAATTGGCGATGCATCAAATGCACTGTATGCTGTTGGAGAATCAGTCGATTTCTACCAGATATCAGGAACTGGTGCAAGCTTTGCTAAAACAGGATCAGTCAACCTTCTCTTCACACCAGGCGCATTGCTTAGAACAACATATTCTTCAGCAACTGCACAAAAAGTATCTTCAACTGACTGGTTGATATACGGAGATTTGAAAGCTTAATTGAATAGGGGAATATAAATAATGGCAAAAAAAGTAGGTAAACACTCCGCAGCGGCTAATGATTTCTTAGAGCCAAAGCCAGTAGTAATAACATCAGCAACCGATATTGGAACTGAACGAGTTTTAAATAACGGAGCAATTAATATAATCTGGACACTCCCAGCTGGATCGCCAGAAGCAACACTATATACCATTACCCCATCACCAGCAGTATCTGGAGCACCTTGGACAACAACAGGATTATCATATCTTGCACAGGGATTGGCCTCAGATCAGCTATATACATTTTCAATTGTTGCGTCTAATGGCGCAGGCGCAGCAGCAGCAACAGTAACATCTGCTGTGCGGTCAACAACAAAGCCAAGCGCTCCAACTTCAGCATCAGTAGCTTCAGCACACCCAGTAGCTAATCAAGATACAGTTACATGGTCTCCTCCTACATTTACTGGAGGAAAGGCTATTTCAAGCTATACAGTTGTTTCTTCAGATGGCCCATCTTATCCAAACTCTGTTTCTCCAAAAGCTATCGCAGAGACAGGTGGAACAACTCAAAGTTATACAATTTATGCAGTTAATCCAAACGGCTCAAGTCCAGGAACGGTTGTTGGACCAATAACAACATTTACACCACCTCACTTTCCGCCGTTTTTTCCACCTTACTTCCCACCATTCTTCCCGCCGTTCTTCCCACCACACTTCCCACCGTTCTTCCCACCTTACTTCCCACCATTCTTCCCACCGTTCTTCCCACCACACTTCCCGCCATTTTTCCCACCTTACTTCCCACCATTCTTCCCACCATTCTTCCCACCTTACTTCCCACCGTTCTTCCCACCACACTTCCCACCATTCTTCCCACCATTCTTCCCACCTTACTTCCCACCATTCTTCCCACCACACTTCCCACCATTCTTCCCACCGTTCTTCCCACCTTACTTCCCACCATTCTTCCCACCACACTTCCCACCGTTCTTCCCACCATTCTTCCCACCTTACTTCCCACCATTCTTCCCACCACACTTCCCACCGTTCTTCCCGCCATACTTTGCGCCACCAACATTTGGTGGAAGTAAATGGTCACCAAGAGCATACTAATAAGTAAAGTTGGGGGCTAGCAATAGCCCCCAACAAATGCTATAATTTAAATAGGAGAAATAATGACAAACAAAAGATATGTTTTAGTAGCAGGCGACTCAGTAGTAGACATCGTTGTATTTAATGACGCCTACTCTCAATATGAAAGATGGTCAGAGGGGTTTTCCTCAGAAAACATAACTTTTAAAGATGTTTCTGGTAATGAGAATGCAATAATAGGGTCAACTTATGCAGACGGAGTATTCACAAAATACAACGAGCCGTCAATTCCAGTAGACGCATTTACTGGAAGATATGCAGCTCTTGCCGACAATAAAATATTCTATTTAAAGTTTGCAGACGACGGTCAGCTAAAAGATTTTTACGACACCAACTGGGAGAATATTTCAAATGTAGTAGAAATAGATGAAACCCAAGATGTTAGCTTTTTAAGTAAGTGGGCAGGTCCAGGCTTTATTAACTAATAAAGTTTTATAGTAGAAAGATAAAAAATGGAAAAAAATTTTTCCTATTCATCCAAAGAAGAACTTGCACCTGGAGTATGGGTGTATAGAGATGTATTCAAGCCAGAGTTTGATATTATAAATAGACTTGAAGGCACACTAAAATCTAGTAATGGTCTATACAACTGGCAAGACGCAACCGTCGGATATAGAGAAAAAATGCCATCCTATCGTGACTGTGTAGATTTTAAAATAAACTTCTTTGACTATCCTGGTAAAGATCCATACATGGTTAAATTTGATGAAATATGGAAAGACTCCAGAGACGCACAAAAAGTTGCATTAGATGATTACTCTGCTTTTTATAATATTGAATTAAAATATTGGGAAGCAATGAACTTTATTAGATATGGCGAAGGCCAACACTTCTCGTATCATTCAGATCACGGATGGTCTTATATTTCAGTAGTATCTATGGTTGGCTATTTGAATGATGATTATGAAGGCGGCGGACTAAGATTTGATAAGATAGACTTAGAAGTAAAGCCAAGAGCTGGAGATCTATATATATTCCCTTCATCGTATCTATTTTCACATAGCGCATTGCCAGTAAAATCTGGAACAAAGTATTCAGTTGTTACAATGACAGACTACAATGATGCCACACACACTCAAGAATTCTACAGACAGTTTAAATCAAGCGCATCAGAGCCAGAGTAATGTTCAATATAGATGTATACAGAATAAGTCAGTCACCAGCAGAGATAAAACAATTAGGCATTAAAAGAGACTGGATGGATGACACTGATGACTCACACGCATACAAATGTTTTCCATTAAGCTTAAGCAATTCACTAGGATGGGGACTTTATTTCCCAGAAGACATAACTTTTATCTGGGATGGCATTTCTTCATCCAATACAAGCGATCACGTCAAAATTCTTAAAGGCGAAAAGTATGCTTATACAAGTAGAGAAAATGCAACTATAAGTTTTAGAACAGGCTTACTGATAAGAACAGATCCAGACGTTACAATGCTTGCAATGCCTGCTCCAAATTATATATTAGACGGAGTACAGCCATTTACAACATTAATAAGTACATCGTTTTTTAAAGGTGAGTTCCCAGTAGCTTGGAGAATAACAAGACCAAATGTAGAAATAACAATTAAAGCTGGTACACCAATAGCTTCTTTGTTGCCAATATCATTATCAGGACTAAATAATTCTGAAGTAAATTTAAAATCAATGTTTGATTTAGAGCCAGGGTTTTTTCCTGGTGAAGATTATGGTAAAATAGTCCATGACATTAATTCTTCAGGACGGTGGACAAATTTTTACAGAGATGCTGTAGACCATAAGGGTAAAAAAATTGGAGATCATGAAGTTAAGTCTTTAAGGCTTAAAGTCAATGATGGAAAGCCAGAGATGTGCAATGACAAATAAAATAATATTTCATTCTGCAAAAACGTATAATAATAAAAATGGAGAAAATGGCCCAGTGCCAGCAGCAAACTCAGTACCATTTTGGTGGAAAGACGCAGATAGATATATTAAAGACCCTAATGGAGAGCCTTATATAAATGCAAGCGGAGTTGGAAAAGTTCTAAGCTACAAGTCCTGTCCAGCAATGCTTGATACATTTACATCTGGATACATGCTAAGAACACCATGCGATTTAGATTTTTATATAAAAAGAGGCAGAACCAAAGTAAGAATACCTGTTGGATTTGAAGATATTGTTGGTGAAAGAGAACCAATGGAAGGATTTCAAACACCCCCAGGATTTGATGATAGACATTTTCATTGGTATTTAAATTGGGCACCGCAAGTTCCCAAAGGGTACAGCACTCTCTATGTTCAACCACTTAATCATTTTGATTTACCATACGTTACTGTTGCTGGTATAATAGATAGTGATAAGGTTACAAACTCTGGCCTACTGCCATTTTTTTTAAAGACTGGCTTTGAAGGCGTAGTTCCAGCAGGAACACCAATTGTTCAAATATTTCCTTTTAAAAGGGAAGACTGGGAAATGGAATATAAGTTCTACACCCCAGAAGAAATCTTTGAGCAGACTAGAGAAAATTCATTAAAGTTTAGGGATCCAAATGGTGGTGTCTATAAGAGAGACTACTGGGAAAAAAGGAAGTATAAATAAACATGTCAATGCAAAAACAGATTAACACAAATGAAGGTCATGATTATAAAAAACTTGGCTCAATAACCCCATCTGGATTTTTTGGTAATTCAGTAGATAATATTGTTGAATTAAAGAACTTCGTAACCGATGAAGAAGCAAGAAGATTAACAAATTTTGCTCTTAATAATAAGACTTGGGATATAACAAGCTCTCACACAAATGAAAATGGAACAGTAATCTATGATGCAAATGTTTGGGCGGATAGAGTTTGCACAAGAAGATCAATGGAAATTTCAGCTGATCCGACAATTGTGAATCTTGTAGAAAGCCTAATTACAAGACTACAGCCAGAAGTAGAAAAGTTTTTTAATGTAAAAATCCAAGCCACAGGACCAGCAATTGTTAGATGGCCAATTGGAACAAGACAAGACCCACATGCAGATAAAGAACTGCATGAGGGCCCAGATGCTGGAACACCAAACGATTTCCCACATTATGACATTGCATCATTGTTTTATTTTAACGATGACTATGAAGGCGGAGAGCTATTTTTCCCAGTACAAGGCATTGAGATAAAGCCAAAAGCTGGATCTGCATATTTTTTCCCAGGAGACATGCATTATGTTCATGGAGTCAGACCAATTATATCTGGTAATAGATACACCTCTCCATTCTTTTGGAACATACTAGAGCACACTGGAGATAAGAAGCCATAATGTCAATAGAGCATGTAGAAATCTATCCTAAAATCTTTGTTTATAAAAACATGTTTAAAGATTTAGATGGCCTTTTAGATGCAATAAAACAGTCAGAGATAAACCCAGAAGGTTCTATTATGAGCGAGTGGGAAGACTGGTATACATTTGGAACAGAGATAGACACATTTAATCTTAATCTTGAAAAAACAGATAGAGTAGCAAAAGAAGAAGAGCAGATCCAAGACGTAAATAAAGTTTTTTATGAAGTGGTAAACGATTACTTTAAAAAACACAATGTAGAATATAGCTTTGATTTATTTTTAGATGAAGTAGATGGTGAAGAAAAAAGCAAATGGATTAAGATGGGCCCGTCTATATGTAGGTATAATCCAGATAAAGATGTTGCAGACAATTTAGCAATGCAATATCACACAGATTATCAAATTGAAAAAAGAGATGCTAGAGGATATAATTTTTCAGTATCAGTAACAATGTATCTTAATGATGATTACGAAGGCGGGGGAATTGATTTTTATATAAACGAAAAGCTATTCTACTATAAGCCAGAAGCAGGAGATATAATTGTTTTCCCAGCGGGGGATCCAGGATTCCTTACAGAAGATGAAGAGTTATATAGACATGGGGTTAGAAATATTAAAGGTTCTCCAAAGTACTTTATTAGAAACAATATGCTAAGATTTAATGAAGGAACAGAAGAGTGGATAAAAAATCAATCGCTTTATGGCAAAGATTTATGGCAACAGATGGAACAAGAAAAATGGAAAGCTAATAGAGAAATTGGCTTTTATCAAGAAATTACTGAAAAAGAAATAGAGAGTGCGGTGAGAATTAAATGACATTTAATTTAGAAAATAAGAAAGAGCTAAAAGAAGATATTTATTTATTTGAAGACTTCCTTACTGAAGAGGAATGTGAAGCAGTAATAAAATACTGGGCGCACTCTGTAGAAAAAGGCACACTGCCATGGCAGGGTATTTCTTTTTATGAGTCATATGCGTCTAATCTACCAAACGATGAAGACGTTGTTAATTTTGGTCTTCCAAGAGACTTTTTTGATACGCTGGAAAAAAAGATTCAAGAGGCAATGGAAATAACTAGAGGAGACTCAGTTAAGCTAGTTAGTTACCATGCACAAAAATGGACAGAAGGAGCATTTGCTGGATACCATTCAGACAATAGCCCACTTGACGATCCAGAGTATAATGCATTTGAAAGAAGTAAATGGGCAGCATTCCTTTATCTTAATGGAGATTTTGAAGGCGGAGAACTAAACTTCCGTGACCATGATATTTCAATAAGGCCAAAAGCTGGAATGCTTGCTGCATTTTCAGGTGGTCATCATAATATACACGAAGTCCAGATAATAACAAAAGGAATTAGATATACAATTGGATCTTTCTGGGATAACGCCGAAGCAGAGTATTCAGAAGAAACCAAAGCAAAGTGGGAAGAAGAAATAACTGAAGCTAGAATTAGACAAGCCGACGATCAAAAGGTATGGCAAGAAAATAAGTCTAAAGGGATAATGGAAGAGCCGCCTCCATATCAAAAAGAACGATTGAATAGGGGTAAGTAATGGCAATGTATGAAGCACAAGAGCTATCAAAGAACATTTTTTATTTTAAAAATGCTATTTCCGAACCAGCTAGGCTTATAGATTTTATTGAAAAGCAAGATGGAGAAGAAGACGGCAACACAAAAATAATTTCAAAATGGGCACCTTGGAGAGCAAGCAATTCCCCTACAGATATCTACGGGGAAGAAAAGCTAATAAGCTCTAATTTTAAAGAAAAAGAATTAGCTCCAAACGCAAAAGAGCTTTATATCATTAACAGCATAAGGTCTAACATGCATTACATATGCACACAGTACAAGATATATAACGATCTTGAAGGAGATGTAAAGCTAGACCCAGAATTTGGTATAAAGAAATACTATGTCGGAGAAAGCCTTGGCAAGCATGCAGACCAATATGATGGCAATTTTAAGCTTAGGTTTTCAATTGTAGCTTATTTAAATGATGACTACACAGGCGGAGAGCTAGCCTTTGCAAATCAAAACGTAATGATAAAGCCAGAGGCGGGGAGCATAGTTATATTCCCATCATCTGAGCCATATCTTCATGAGTCAAAAGAACTAAAGTCTGGGGTCAAATATATGTGCCCAGGATTCTGGATGCACTAAAGCAATAAAAAGTGGTAAAATGAAGATATGCTATATAAACAAGTCGTATTAAAAGATAATCCAATTGGCTTTTGGCCTCTTGATGAATCTTCTGGTGCAACTGCTTATGATTATTCTGGATCGCAAAACCATGCTTCCTATAACTTTACCCCAGATAATAAATTTTTACCCCTTGTTCCTGGCGGGATTCTTGGAACAAAAATAAGCGGAACAAACAAAATAACTTTTTTAAATTTAAAAAGTCCATACGGCAATTACATCCAAGGCGCACTTGCCGATAAATATAGTTCTGATGTTTCATTTACAATAGAATGCTGGGTTCAATTTAATGAAGTTACTTCTGCAACAATATTTGCAGACCAATCAAATGATATAGGATTTTATTGGGCAAACGACGCTATAGTATTTTCAATAGGAACAAATAAAAAAATATATCATCTTGTTAAAGATAAATACAAGTCTATGCATGTTGTGGGAACCTACTCAAACAACCTAATGAGCTTGTATCTAGATGGAGATCTGATAGAAACAATCGATGTAACAGATTTTCTTTTTACAAATTCTACATTTGCTCCACAAATAGGAACAGTCTCTGGCGGCGCATCTTCATATATGATAGTAGATGCCCCAGCTATTTATAGATATCAGCTATCAAACTATTCAATATTAACTCACTATCAAATGGCAGCATTGCCAAATTATGTTTCTATTGCAGATCCAGAAAATGGAAGAGCTTTTTCAAATACAGACGGTACATCTTTATTAAGCTTAGTATACCAATACGGATTTAATAGAGACATGCAGCTCTTACAAAATGACGATCTATATTACAACACATTGACAAAAGAAATTTCTCTTTTTAAAACAGAAGAAGCAGTGTCTAAAACAACAGAAGTTATAGACGTAATATCAATACCCATGATGCTAGACTTTGTTTCATCAAAAATTGAATGGTCTTCTGACAACGGGGTATCCATCTATACTAGCTCAACTGGTGAATCTAACTCATACGTACAATGCGAAAATGGATTTCCTATACCACAATATCAGTATAACTCTTTGGCTGATTCTGGAATAATATATCTAAAGGTTGTTTATTCAACGACAGACTTATCTAAATACACTCCTTCTTTAGAAAATTTATCAATAACACTGTACTCAGAACTTAGCGTCACGGCATCTAATTCACCAGCCACGCTATCTTCATCTTCTAATATTTCAATAGGATCTAAGTCCGTTCCAGCTATAAAAAGAAATAGGGCATCTGGAATTCGAACTGGTGGGTCAGGATCATTTACTGTGTCAGATACAGAAGAAACAAAAACAGTTGAAATGGTGTACACCCCTGAAAATATAAACGCTTCATCTTTAATGTCTAGAGGGTCCAGCCAGATATCCTGGAATCAGGCGGGAGTCATATCAAAGTCTGGTTTTGATAGCCTATATATCAATGGGTCGCTAGTTTCATGGTCAAGTAATATATGGACGTATTTGACAAAAAATCAGCCTTCTCACATTGTTGCGGTATTTACGGCTGGCGGGACAGAGGACATTGTGTTTAATAATCAAGGTATAGCCTCTAAATATGAAGGCATTTCTTTGTATCCATCATCTGTAACAATAAGCCCACCTGTTCATTATGCAATGCATATTGGCTCATATTATGAAAACATATCAAATGAGTCAATGACCGTGACAGAAATTGGCACCCCTATATATAATTATGACTTTGTTGTGGTCAAAACCGTATAATCTTGTCAAGGCCTTGGACAAAACCTAGACTTTAATATCAAATAATGGTACAATTAAGGTCTATGAATATCTTAAACCAAAAATCACAGATTCTAGAAGAAACCACACTTGGCATATACGTGTGGGAAATGCCCGATGGCAGATGGATTGGAGACGATGATGGCAACTTCCTATCAGTCACATCCAAAAAAGGAAACAGATCTAAAATGGACGCTTTGGCTAGAGAGGTTCGCTCATACGGTATTTATGAGGGCCAACCTAAATTCCTTTCTGGCAGAAGAAAAATCGATGACGAAGAATTTGAATATCAAAACGAAAGACTAAAGTGGGGCCTAACACCAGACCCTATGGATATTGGTGTTTATAAAGACTCAATGTTAAGAAATGGTAAGGTCAAATGAAAAGGCTAGAATCTATAGAAGACGAAATTGATACAGTATCCACAATTGATATATCAAATACTTCAGACTGGTTCCATTTTCAAAAGTTAGACGGACCACAAGATGACCCATTTAAGATTGGTCTAGAAGAAATTAAAAAGCTAAGAGGCCTTGGAACAAACTTTAAGCGTAAAATTAATCGTGATTTTTCAAAAGCATTTGTTGGAACAAGCGGAGTTGCCACACAGCAAAACCTACTACAGCAAGCTATTAGCGGATATGCATTATTTGATCTTGTAGAGCCAACATATAACCTAGAATATCTTTCAAAAATTTATGAAGTTTCAACATATAACTATGCCGCAATTAATGCAAAGGTTTCAAATATTGTTGGTCTAGGGTATATGTTTACAGAAACATCTAAGGCAAAAGATGCAATGGATGCAATAACAGACGATAAGCAGCTAGACAGAGCACGTTCAAAGATTGATAGAATTAAAACACAGCTAGATAAATGGCTTGACGATTGTAATGAAGAAGAGTCTTTTACAGAGACCCTCATAAAGGCCTACACAGACCTTGAGGCAACAGGAAACGGTTACATAGAGATAGGACGTACAGTCACTGGAGATATCGGCTACATAGGCCACATACCCGCTAAAACAATGCGTGTGCGTAGATTCCGTGACGGCTTCATTCAATTGCTTTATGGTAAGGCCGTATTCTTCCGCAACTTTGGGGACCTAGAAACACCTAGCCCAATTGCTGGTCAAGAAGATAGACCAAATGAAATTATACATTTAAAAAAGTATACTCCAATGAATAACTACTATGGAGTTCCAGATATTATTGCAGCGCAACAAGCGTTGGCTGGAAATGAATTTGCAGGAAGATATAACCTAGACTACTTTGAAAATAAGGCGGTCCCAAGATATATTATTACAGTAAAAGGAGCAAAGCTTTCCCCAGAGTCAGAAAGAAAACTACTAGAGTTCTTCCAAGTTGGACTAAAAGGAAAGAACCATAGATCCCTATATATCCCATTGCCAGCAGATACTCCAGACTCAAAAACCGAATTTAAGATGGAGCCAATTGAAGCAGGCGAACAAGAGTC